CACACTGGCGTTCGCTGGTGTCGCGACCATGGCGACAGATGTACCATGGCGGGCCTTCGGCGGCGCAGGCGTCGCACTGCAATTCGCGACCGTCGACACCGGTAGACCCGCACGTGGACGGTACGGAACGCGCATCCGCGCCATACGGCCCGCACGGCACCGTCTGGCGCATCTGCGCGCCGCAACTCATGACGACACCGGCGCGTCGCCGGACTCGGGAGTCAGCAGGTCGTCGTGATATCTGACCAGATAACCGCTATGCCCCGGCATGGCAATAAACAGGGAGCGCCCGTCACGCGTCCAAATTTCGCCGTCGTCGTCGCGGATTTGATAAAGCCCGCCGATCTTGGCGACGTCATACCCGGCGGCGCGCAATTGTTTAATCGTGCGCTGCGTCTCGGGTTTCGTCCACATTTTCGTTGTCATGTTTGACTCCTATTATTTCCCGGCGGTGTTGCCGGAACGGCAGTATATGGGAACAATCCCGACCCTGTAAACAGGCAAAACAAAACCCGCCGAGATGACTCCCGGCGGGTTGGTCGATGTTATGTGCTGGTGCTACGCGGCGAGTAGCTGGCGGGGCGCGTTCGCTATCTTGTTATAGACGATTGTCGAACGGTGCTGAACGTCGCCGTGATTTGTATTCGCGCCCGTCGGTTTCAGCGCATGAGTCGCGCTGTTGAACAGCCACCACAAATTCCTTCCATTAGCGGTGTGCTCCTCTACGCTGCAATCGTCCCAATCATCGACGGCGCGCCCCATCTGCGAGGCGCTGAATCCGCCAGAACGGTAAATGTCGAGCAATACCGTATCCCCGGTTTCGCGGGTAATTTGCTTGGCGTTGAAGGCGTCAAAATCAATTGTCAATTTGCGACCGGCATCGCCTAAACCGGCGACGGCATCCGCGACCATATCGGGGATACGCTGCGCGATGTTCGTCGTTTGTTTGCTTGACCAATTCCCTAGATTGCCGTGAAAGCACAGATTGCTGCAGGCCATCACATGTGTGCCGATACATAATCCTCGACTCGTGCTCTGGTCATGTGTGCCGCGCAAACCGACTAAAAGATTCCATTGCGGTTTATGCAATGCCGGGACTCCGAACGTCGGCGCATCTGGCACGACGGGGCGCGACACATTGAGCAATCCGAACAAGCGCTGTTCATCCTTAGTTATGGCGTAATCTTCCTGCTCGATTGTAAACCCGGCACGCTCGATTGCGTCAACGGTATCGGTCGCGAAACTATGGAACGGATACGGCGCATGGCGCTTTCCCATCGGCGGCGGCGTTTGCAGGTTTGCGAGATAGTCGCGTTCTACTTTGATATCCGTTGCGCTGTTATATAATAGTGTGGACATTTTTGACTCCGTTTTAGGTTACGCGGCGAGGTTATCCTGCCGCTATATGGGAAAGTATAGGACGCCGTCTTATTGTGCAACTATATAACTAAGCAACGGCGCGGCGTCGCGCGTCCATTAAACCATGGTCCGCTATAACGATATTACGCGCGGCGATTGTCGCGCCTTGGCATAGTCCGCACGTATCGCACTGCGTCCGTTGTCCGCCTTCCTTACTGGCGGGACATATGGACTCCGTCGCCATCACTGGCGCGTCATGCTTACGGACTCGAAACGTTCGCCAGCCCCGCGCCGTCGCCGTTGCAACGTCGGACTCGGAGTCTGCGCTTGCCATGCAAAGGCCTTTTAATCCCGCGCCGATTCTTTTGCGCCATTGGTGTGTATACCCCGTGCGATTTTTTACGCGGCGCGTTGCTGTTTTCCATACGCTCGCCGGGATCGCAGCGGGATCGCCATATGATCCTATGCGAAACGATAGCCCGGCGAATAGTTCCGGCAATAACGCGGCGTCGAAATCGACCCCAGGAATCGCATATCTGCCGCGATGGTATGCGTTCCAGACTGACAACGGGGCTTGATAAACTCGAACATAGCACCGAGTCGCGCCCTTATGAATCGGACGCAATGGACAGTCGCCGCACACGCTCGCATCGTCGCCAGTCTTTAACGCGATATGCGGCGCGATATCTTGGAGCAAAATAAACGTTTGCACCATCGCGCCGGTTTTGGCATTGCCGCTAGCTTCGGTTATGCGGCAAGCTATAGCGACGATTGGCGCACCATCAATTCGCGACGGGCCTTTATATAATACGACGCCGGAATAGTCTCCGCGTTTCAAGGCGCGGCGTAGGGTTTCGATATCATTTATCATTTTCGACTCCATGCTTTGCGATCCAATTGGTTAAAGTCTGATAACTGGGAAGGCCCAACAATTTCGCCGCCTTGCTTTTGTTCCCGTTAGACAAGGATAAAGCGTTATTGATGCGGCGCTGGATTAGCTCGCTAATTTCATTCTGGATTCCTTCGTAAGATTCCGGGCAAAAATCGGTTTCTTTAACAGTATCGAGAATTGATATGTCTATGCGTATCGCGGGCATTTTTGACTCCTGATAGGTAATAAGGAATCTTGTTATATAGGAAAAATCCCATACGGCAAAGCAAAAAAATGGCCCGCACAATGGCGGGCCTAGTTGGGTGCGGAGTCAACGCACGTTAATAAGTCATTCGCGCCATGGTATCGTTCCCGTCACATGGAACAGAGCAGCATCACCAAGCGCGTCGGCGTTCACCTGTTCAATCTTCGTTAGTTTTCGCATCTCTCGACTCCTTCTCTCTCGCTGCAACCGTTTTCTATGTTATCGGGCCAACTAACATCCTTTCGGCACAGACAATCAGAATCATCGCAAGATTTTTCATATATATAATCAACCTCGCCTTGTGAATTGCATGTCTCGCACTGTCGGACCTGACGCATGACGCGCAGTTGTTCGATCCAGTACCCATTGCCATGGCAGTCGGGGCAAATCATTCTTTTTCCTCCAGCCATAAACTATTTATAGCCTCAAAACCTGCGGCACACATGGCGTCAACAATGTGTTTGCGGTTCTGCTCTAAAAAAAGCTCGGCCTGTTCTGCGCTAAATTCTTCGCGCGCATCCAAAACGTCGTCAACAGTAAACAAGCACACTGCGCCACCTTCTTGAGAGATCATTTCTTGTCCTCCAGCCATCCAGCCAGTTTCTCTATCGCGCCCTGTAGCCAATCCGTGAACCAATCCATCACGCGGCCTCCTCTTCGTGCTCGTCCTGATAAATCTGCCACTCGGGGTGAAGATCGAAATCGAGACCGGACTGCTTTTCAACCTCTGCAACCTCTCTTTTCGCGTCTTGCAGCGTCGGAGCGAAAACCTCAAGATATTGCTGGGTATCGAAGACCCAGAGCTTATTCTCCGCCATCACGCTGCCTCCGCGACGCGAATCATCTCGGTTATCTCGGCAAGGTCGGCTGTTGTGCTGCCTAGAATTTTGACCTCCACATCGGGGTCGCATGAATATTCGTCGCTGATACCTTGGCAAATGGTGGTGGCTTTACGCTCTGCGTCAATCTCATTGTCGGCGATAACTAGTTCGGAAAAGTCCGGTCGGCCATTCGAAAACGCGGTTTTAAACATAAAAAATTGTATTTTCATCTCTACGACTCCTTCTGTTAAATAGGACTTATCCTATACACCTACTCAACAGGGCTGGTCAACCTGAAAAATGCTTCCCAATCGTGCGGCTCTTCAAAAAGAGCCAAAGGCGATACGGCTGCAAGGCCATCCATACGCAAATCAACAGCATCGGAGCCACCGTAAACACTAATAGCCAAGCTACTGTCGCGAACGACAATAAAACAAGGCCCATTGGTATGCCGAGACAGCCAAGCACACTGGTGCGGGGATAGACTGAGCTTACCAGCTCCTGACTTTGTGACTTTAAGTTCGAGAAAGCTAAAAACGCCGCCTTCCGAGCATAGAAGGACATCGGGTACTCCGGGGATGGCCCAGCTTTCGAGGCGCGTGGTCTCAATCTTCCGACCGCTTCTTTTTAGACCGTCCCTTATTAGTCGCCACAGCCCGCTTTCCCGGTTTTTCAGCGCCTCCCTCGGAATCTTGTTCGACGACTTCTTCGGGCGTGATGTCGATAATTGGCTCAAAGCTTCCTCTAATTCGTTCGAGTTCACGTTCCACGTCCTCTCTGCTCATCTGATCAATAGAGCCGGTCCTGATCTCTGATTTGCTCACATATATGTCACCCTGGGCCTGTCCTCTGCGGTACTCGGCTTGTACGGCGGCGGAATACGCCCCGTTCTCCAGAGCAACGTCTCGAATCTTCTGAAGGTCGCGAACGTGCTTTTTGTATCCAACGGCATACATCTCATCCAGTTCGTCGCGATACCGCGCGATCTCGGCTACAACGTGCGGGCAGATGTTCTGGCTCGTCAGTTCGTATGCTCTAGTATGAGCAGACGCCGGGGGGTATCCAGCGCGGATAGCTGCTTCACGCATCGTGATGAGACCGTCGTTGCTCACCAGTTCCTTAACGAACTTCTCCTGCCGTCGCGTCAGCTTACGATTAGGCCCACGGGTAGCGACGTTTTTAGCTGTCCCACCACTGTTCGGACCCGGCACATTAGAATTAGGCATAAAGGCACTCCAAAAGGTCTTTTATCGTTTAGTTTCAACGCTGTCCCGCCACTGTCCCACCGTTTCACTTTAA